CCACCATGTATTTCTTCATTCATCGTTTCACCTTTAACAATTCTCGATAGTGTTCCCGCGATATCGCATCATAGGGTACCACCTCAACTATATCATCTTGCGCTTTCGCGGGCTTGACCGGAGGTGTGGCCGGAGGTGTGTTCTCATCGGGGATATCTGGTATCGTCTCATCCACCGGCGTGACCGTCGTTTGCCCTGGCGCTGGCAACTGATGCTGTGGAGGTGGCGGCGGCGCTATCGTCTTACCCGCCATCGCGGCAATATAGTCGTCCAAATCTTCCACATGTACCGGGATATAGTTGATAATCACGAAGTCCTTGCAGGGTAGTTTCGCCTTGCCCTGTATCTCGCGCGCCTCGTGGAAGGTGACGGTGCCGCCGGTAAACTCTGCTTGCGCTCGCTCGCTCTCTTTCGCTTTGGCTTCCTGTAAGCGCTTCTGTATCGCTTCCACGTCCTCTTGATCGTAGCCAAGGTAGCCACCATAGCGCGGCGTGAGCCACATGTTGAGTGAGTCCTGGAACATGTCCAGGATAGGGAAGACGATCTCAGTATAGAGCGCATAGCGGGCTTCTTCCTGGTTGCTGAAGGTGCTATCAGCAAGCCCAAGCAAGAACAGAGGAAAGTTGAAGAAGATGCCCGCTATGTCTCTATCCCCCTTCGTGTCAGACTCAAGCCAATCCAACTCGTAGGGACTCATACTCATACTCTGCCACTTGACACCGCCATGTAGGATGGCCGTTTCACCAGCGTTACGCGGTCCTGCAAACTTCTTGCGTATCTCGTCCTTCAGCGTCTTGTATTCCTGCGCGCCAAGCAACGCATCTGTGACCCATGCGCCGCCAGGACGCGCCATATTATTGAGCAGGCCAAGGTTCCACTTCTGCCCTGCCTTCTGCGTATCGATGAGCAGTGCAGCGACCTCGACAGGCGACATACCATACACGTCATCATTGCCAGCAAAGAGCTTGTTATGCATCACGAACGGCTCATCATAGCGCAGGGGAGGCGTGAAGGTGCCGAACTCATAATAGCGAGGTCCATTCGCATCAAGTTTGATCTTGGTCAGATCAGGTCTGAGATTGTAGAGTTCATCGAATGGAGCCGTAGGATTCTGATTCGTATTGATACCGAGCATGTAGTTATTGCCGGTCATGCAGTAGTAGGAAATCATAGCATGTCGGAATTGAGTACCAGCCTCAAACTTTGAAGGCTGTTTCCAGAGTTCAAGCAAGGGTGAACTGGTGATCTCTCTCTTTTTCGTATCATCGGTATAGTGTTTCCATTTGATACCGGAGCCTGCGCGTGCGATGTGACCGACGACGCGAAAGACGGTTTTGGACGAGCGGTAGCCTTCCTGAATGTAGGCCCGCATATTGCGCGGCATGGTGGCAGGTGCGGCAACGCCTTGCTGCGACACCACATAGGCAACATTCGGGTCGGCTTTCTCTTCTGCATAGTGGCGTTGTCGTCTATTGCGTCTACTCATGGCTTGTTCACCTTCACATATGTATCCAATTCATTTCTCACATATGACTCAGGTATCCACTCTTCAAGTAAGTCCTGATTGAACTGAACAACGTGTTTCATCCCATCTATCACCGTGAGGAATGCTGTGTCATACGAGCGGTCAAGCGATGAATAGTAGATGTTCAGATGACTCTCTTCAACAGTCAAGCCTCGTTCTTGCGCTAATTGTTCTAATCGTGCGCGTGTCATACCAGTACGGCTCATGGTGACACCTCCCGCTTTTGCCAGTCAGCAGGTGCAAAGAGCATATCCTCATATTCAGGTTTGGGTGATGAGTATGGACGAAGCATATTTTCTCGCAATGCCTGATTCCAGGTAAGCGGTTCTTCTCCTGGTATTGTGCGAGTGGCTTTGTTAAATGTCTGATAGGCATCTTTACAGACCTCTATTGACTGGCCTAATTGTTCTATGTCCTCTTCAATTGTCTTCTCACGTGGTCGCACGATTTTAGGCGATAGCATACCCATTACCAGTCACCTCCTTGCTCATGAGATTCAGCCCAAGCAAATGGGTCCAGCAATAGCCCGCCCTTGTGCGTGAACTCCTCTTCATAGATGCGGGCCGCTTCCTCTGCCGCCTGGCGCTGCTCTTCGGTGATAGCCTCTGCCTCTAAGATTTGCTCAATGCTGAGTGCAGTATCAGGCGCTTCTTTGTCGCTATTCAGATCAAGCACGCCTGGCGTCTTCATCGTGCAGACCACAATAGCCGACATGGACTTGGTATCTGCCTGGTCATCCTTTGCGCCATGTGGGAAGGCGAAGATTTCTGTTTGGTACTCGAACAGCCAGGGAGCATCTTTCAAGGTGTAGGATTTGCCGGCCCTATCCCAAATAGAGGCAGTGCCAGAGCGCAACAACTTATCCTGATGCACGGTGAAGGGAACACAGGGCACGCCTTCGGCAAGTCCGGTCTGAATTAATGCCGCTTGATAGGCAACGCTTTCAACCGCCACCAACAGAAAGCCGAACCGTTGATGATAGAGCACCAGGTGTTCTTTTTGTTCAGGATGGGTATAATGTCCGCGAAAAATATCCAGCAGCAGCGTATCTTTATAGGGTGTCACTGCATACGCCGCCATCACAAAAAAGTCCGCCGTTTGTTTCAGCGAGATCGCCGGGTCAATGACACAGAAAAACCAGCAATCAGCGATGGGGACGACGACACGGCCCCTAGGCGTCTCAAGCAAGTAACTTTGTGTGAGGTGATCAATCGTGAAATAGCGCTGAAACTGAGGCATATATGGCTTGCCGGAGGCACCCTGCGGATTCTGCTGATACTGAGCTTCATAGACAACAGGTCCGACCGACCGCTTTACCTTCTCGACTGACTCTTGCGAGAATTGCTCAGGCGCCAGTAACTGCCCTTCTTCTGTGCGTGGGTCTTCCCATCCGATCTTTGTATGACACTTGCGCCCCGGTGCATATTCTGTCGGTAAGTTCAAATGCTCCCACCCGCCTAATCCGAGAATGTGGCTAGAGAGATCATTCTCACCCATGCGTTGACCAACCACAACCATCGCGCCGGTTTTCTGATCGTTGAGACGCGGCACCCATAATCGCCCGAACCATGTTTTGACCGCTTCAATGTCTGCCTGTCCTGCCATAGCATTGTTCGGGTCATCAATCAGTAGATGAGTCCCACGTTTGCCGGTGCCTGAACTGCGGACAGCGACCGCCATACGATAGCCACGCCGGTCATTCTCAAAATAGGTCTTGACGTTCTGATCGCCACTCATCTCGAACCGATGCCCCCAACGCACCTGATACCATTCGGATTGGATAAGGTCACGACAATTCTTGTTATCCCTGATCGCCAGGTCCAGTGAGTGAGAGGCGCACAGCCAGCGAAGAGAGGCATCCTGTATCCAGCACCAGGCAGGCCACATCACAGAGAAAATGGTTGACTTGGCGACACCCGGCTGGATATTGACGAGCAAGCGGAGGATTTCATGGTTATAGACAGCCTGAAGATGAAGACAGAGCGCATCCATATGCCAATTCCACACGAGGCACGTCCCTGGCTCTAACACCGACCATGCAGCACGGACGAAAAACCGAAAGGATGCAGCACCACGCCGTGCATCCTCCTGGATTTCTTCTTCCTCAAGAGCCGGGATAGGGGCTGCGATAGCCATAGATCACCCACCTCTTGCTTTCGCGGATAGGAGTTTGTACTGTTCAAATTCATCGTCACTCAAGCGAGAGAAGTCATGAGTATGCTGCATCTGCATCGGAATGCCACCAGGACCGCTCATTTCAAGTTGTTGCTTTTCCCTAAACTCAGGCATACGCGCCTTTGCTAAGAGCGCGAGCAGGCTATCGCTATATTCACGCAGCATCAGCGGCTTGCGCTTGACAATTGGCTTGCCTTCCTCATCTATACCACCAGGAACTTCTTCATAGACGACCTTCCCCATACTGAGCGCTGGCTTCTCGACGCCTTGCACGCCTCGCTGGTAGATCGCGCCGCGTATCATATCATTGGCATCAAGTTCTGCTTGCTTAAAGCGGATATTAAACTCAGTATCATGCTCACACCATTTATAGACAAGCGTTCTATCAATGCCCGCCTTCCTGCATGACAGCATCACATTGGCATTCAGTGCAAAGGCAGCAAGGAACGTCTCTTGTGCTTGCTTGCGCTCCTCCTTGCTCATTGTCTGCCCACGACGTCTATGCGTGCGTTGTGGTGTGGAACCGTTGAAGTGTTCAGGCATGCACAGCCTCCTCATGGCGCGAGAGCAGGGTAGCGGTGTGGCCTGTATGCCGCTCCCAACGAGTGATAATCACGTCAATGTATTCTGGTGAGAGTTCACAACCATACACAACACGTCCCAGGTTCTCTGCCGCTATGACTGATATGCCGCTTCCCAAGAATGGATCGTAAATCACATCATGCTCGTGGCCTATCGTCTCAAAACACCAATGAGCAAGCGCTACAGGTTTCTGCGTTGGATGCACGCGCCTTTGTCCGTGTTCGCTATCTTTTAGCATGCCATTCCACATATGGCGAAAGAGACGGGCCGCCCGTCTCTCTGAACACCACGCCAGTTCAACATCGGCAAAGTTCCCTGTATTTTCCTTATCCCACACGAGCCAACACTGAGAAGGTGGCAGCGCATTAGCGTAGTAGTTTGCACCCCACCATACTTGTATCGCTCGTGGGAAGAACTCAGCACACAACTGATAAGCGGCTATGGCTGTAGCAGTGCTATCATCACCGATAACGGGGAAGTATTTGCCAACCTCAACGATGTTAGAGGCGCCGACGGCGCCTCTAACGGCCTTGCTCCCAAAGGGCTTGGAACCGTTGGCGGTTCCAAGCCCTTTGGGAGCAAGGTATGACATGCCCGTCTTACGCATGTGGGAGGCACCGCCTCCCACATCACCGCGATTCTTCACGCCGCCAAAGGGGATGTCATAGGCTTCACCGCCACCAACGGATTCGTTGGTGGCAACGATCTCAATGCCGTATGGTGGATCGCTAAAGACAAAGTGAATAGGTTGAGTATCGATAAGCCTCTGTACCTGTTCAGCATCACAACTATTGAGGCACCCGATTCTATGCCTGCCTAGCGACCAGATATCCCCCGGCTTGCACCGCGTCTCTACCTCTTCAGGTAACTCGTCCTCTGCTCCATCGCTCTCTTCTTCCCCTGCGTACTCATCCCCCAAACTCTCCAGCATCTGTCGCAGCGTCTCATCGTCACTACCGAGCGCTGCCAGATCAAAGCCTGCATTCTGCTGCTCTTGCAAGAGTTGTGCGAGCAGGGCGTCATCATCCGAGGCATGCTGTGCAATATTGTTATCTGCTATCAAGATCGCGTCTATCTCAGTTTGTGGGGTATTCTGTGGCAGCACATCCGCTCTAATCTCAGTGACGCCGCGCTGTCTCATCGCTTCTATGATGCCGTGTCCTGCTACGGTGACATACTTGCCGCGTGGTCTAGACCAGAGGACAACAGAGCGGTATTGTCCAAAGCGTTCATGTGAGGCTTGCAGATAGGTCAACTGCTGCTCAGGATGTGAGCGATAGTTGCGCGGATGAGGCTTGATAGCATCTATTGGTACAAGCGCATTGATGATTTTGTTCATGCTGCCACCTCCACCACAGCACGCACTTCATCCAAGAGCGCCATGCCCGCCGGTGTGAGCGCTGCCACATCAGCCATAGCATCCAGGTAGTGCAACACATCCATCAGGACATCGCCACGTTTCATGTACTCGCTCATAAGGCCATTATGGAGTTTCAGGAGTGCGTTGTACTCACTGATACTAATGGAGGCATAGGGATGGAGTGTGAGCACGGGTTGCGAGAGAGGTACCGGCGCAAAGAGCCAGCACATGCAGAACTCAGGCGCATCAACGGCTTCGGGGTCATCCATGCCGATCAGGATAATGCCGGTATAGCCTTTCGC